GGACCAGCACCACGGACACACGTCCACGGGTCAACGGTCCATGCCTTCCAGTGCTTCTTGCCGTTGCTGTCGTAGGTGTCGCACGGCACCCATGGGCTGACGATAGCGTAGAGATAGCGACCGACGCCCCATTTCACAGCAGCTCGCTTGAGGGCATCACTGATGGCGCCTTTCTCCGCCTCTACGTCGCTATCCCCGGCGCCATCCGCCTTCGTGATCCACTCGCCACCGATCCTGATGGACAGGTAGCAAATGGTCCGCGTGCCGTGGAACTCGTAACGGTCCTGCCAGTTCTCAGGACCGCAGATTGCGTCAAGCCGCTCCATCACGTCGCGCGCATCGATGTAGGCAAGCGCGAGGGCTTTATCGCCCGCCTTGGTGAGGGTCTGAGCGCGCCACGAAATCGCGTCGCGGGGGAACTCGGCGGACAGGTCGGCAATGTTCATCTCGTCCTCACAGTCAGGCTTTCGGGGGAAGTCTCGATATGCGCGCCGGGGAATTGCGGATCGGCCTCGATCATGGCCCGCAGCGCAGCCGCAGCCGCAGGCTGGCGCACCATTGCGTAGGAGCCTTGGGGCAGGGCATCGACATCATCGACAATGACGCGGGTCTGCGCCTTCGGGATAGACAGCGTGACTTCCGGCAGTTGCAACTTGCGCTGTTCGGCGGCGCGCATCAGGCCCATGACAACCGAGCGGTAGCCTTTAGAGCGATGTTCGAATCTGGCCTTGCGTTCCGCTAGGTCTTTGGCCCGCAGCGTGATAGCGTCAACCATGCTGTCGGCGTCGAGAATGCGGTCAACAATGCGGGTCACGATCCGCTCGAAATCGGTTTCGCCCTCGATCATCCCGGCGAGCAATTCGGCGTCCGCCAGCATGTCGGGGAAGTCGGATTTCAGGCGCTCGATTTGCGCGGTAACGAAAGAGGCGTCGAGGGTCAGGGGATCAGCCATTGAGTTCTGCCTTCCGATCCTGAGCTGCGCCAAGGTGATAGATGGCCTCGCGCCACAGTCGGCGGGCTTCCTTGGCAAAGTGCCGGTAGTCATCAAGCTTGGCTTCCGTCTCGGCTTCCCTAGCCCTGTGACGTGCCACCCATGACAGGCGGCGCTGCGTCAAGGCGAGCGAGGCAAAGGCCAGGTATTCGTTGCGCAGCACTTCACGCCTTGACCGGGAGATCGGCGGAGGAACATGGCGGAACGCAGCATGGACGTTCATATCTTCTTCTCCGATTGTGATGGCTTAGGCATTGCTGCTTGGACGACAGCGACGACACTCAACAGGCGAGCGCGATTGTCGGCTTGAACCGCGCGCTCTATGGCGGGGGAATAGCGGGGCGTGACGGTCATTCCGGCATGTCCTCCGCGTCGGGGCGCTGCACCATCGTGATCTTGTCGTCTGTCGCGACCAGAACGAACGTGCCGCCCTTGAATATCGTGTCGCAGACGGCGGTCTTTGCCATCGCGTAGAGACGGTCGTACGGCGTTTCGCTGCTGTACTTGGCGACGTTGAATGACGCGTCGTCGTTCCACCGCTTGCGGTCGATCTCGAATTGCAGGACAGCGCCGCGCGTTGACTTCGTGCCAGTCATGCCGTTTCCCCATGCCCCTCGTGTTGAGCGGAGGCGCGACGTGGAACGCGGTTTTCGAGGGCGTCGAGCGCGTCTTGTTCTGAGGCAAACAGGTAGCTGTTGTTGCCGTCAGCACCGTCGAGCGAGCAATCGGTGCAGGAATGCGCGCGGCCTGCATTGCCTTCAAACCAGACACCGCGAAGTAGGCCCGGCGCTGGGTTGTGCCCGGAGACTTCTTCGAGCGTACCGACCCGCTGGATTGCGATCCGCTCGGGCAAGCGCCACTCGTCCCACAGATATAGGTGCCAGACATGCTGTCCCGGCCGCAGTTGGTCGGACGAGGTGAGCGCCGTGGCCGGACGCGCCCAATACTTGCCGGGGCGCTGATCGACTGGACGATGGTCGCTAAGCAACGACATTGCGGTTCTCCAGCGATTGCGTTAGTGGTGTGGAACGCAGTTCCGACAGCGTTGCGTCGAGTTTGCGCAGGTTCGCCCGCGACCGCTCAACGATCCCGGCAACGAAGATTTGATGCCACCGTGGGTTGGCGAACGAAACCATTTCGGCAACGGTGCCATCAGCCCAACGGACCACGTACAGCAGGTCGTCTTCGCAGCCCCATTTCGTTACCCACTTCGTATCGATTGAAACGGGATCACAGTCTGGAATGGCGTAGCCGGAGAAGTCGCCATCAGCGTCAAACAGCATCGGAGCGGTCGTGGAGGTGATGGTCATTTCAGGCGGTGGCCTTGGCGAGGGCAGCTTCAACGACGCGCTTTGCGTCGAGCAGCGATGACCACGCGCGCTTTTCCTGTCCGGCGGTCGGGGCCGGCAGCACCATGAGCGCATGGTTTACGTCGAGCGCGATGGCGCGAAGGGCTTCGACCAAATCGTCGTAAGTTGGTTTGTCGTCCGTCATTTTCCCAATTCCCATGTTGATACGAGGACACTGGCCCTCGGGTTGATTTGAACTAGGCGGCTTCGAGCGCCATCTGTTCGGCGCGATGCTTGAGGGGGGTTACGCGGCGACCGCTGGCGAGCAGCAGGGCAATGCCCTTGGGGTGCATGCCGGAACCGTAGAGGCCGTGCTCGTCGCCCTGCGACTTGTGGCCGGCGGTATGCGCGCTATCCACGAAGTAGGGCGTCTCATTGCCGTTGACGTAGAGGCGCTGACGAACGGTGTGGCCGAAATCGGTTGACCACCACTTCACCTTCGGTCCGTTGTTGGTGTCCATGGCTCTTCATCCTCGCTGCGTTCGATGACCTCGTTGGCCATCGGTATGCGAGGAAGGTATATCACGCCGCGTGAAGGTTCAAGAGCAAAACATCACGTAGCGTGAAAATAGTTCTGCGCCGTCCCGGCAAAGGCGGGAACGTCAGCGGGGCTAGGCTGTTAACAAGGATGGACCGGCATTTACGCCAAAGGCGATGCAACTTTCCTCTGCGCGGAATCGTATGCGGGGCGCTACTGTGACCAACCCGCAGAGGGCGATCTGCGGCATTGACACTCACAGCGCGTGAGGAATACATTCCTAGGAATTAGAACAAAGGTGGAACAGGGGGAGCAACCGATGGTTGGCTCGGAACACTTAAAGCGATTGGCATTGCAGATAGCGGCGCAGCTGCCGGAGACTGACGCTGAGGCCCTATACGTGCTGGACGTGACGCGAGACTTGGTGCAGCACCTGAGCGCCACAGAGGGGCCGGTTATCCGGCCTTCCGCTGGCGAGACTCGAAGTCTCCGATTAGTGCCAGCAGTCGCTGGCTCAGGCCCGCTCGCTCCCCGAGATAGAGCCAGTCCAGCGTGATGCCCGTGCGGGTCACGATCTGGATAGCCTGGTCAGTGTTCGGGCGTCGATAGCCCTTCTCATAGTTGGCGAGCGCGGGCTGAGAGAACCCGACCAGTTTGGCGAACGCGGCTTGGTTTAACCCCATAGCCTCGCGCAATGCGGTGAGCCGCAGTCCGATATCTTCCGGGCTTTTTCCACCGTCTGCCATGCTTAAGATATCGCATGGCGCGTCCGGCAAAAATATTCACGCATCACGGCTTGAAATATCTTCACGCTACGTGATATTGCTTCGGTATGCGCAAGAAGCTCTCCCCCGTTGAACAGGTAATCGAAGCCCTCGGCGGGCCGTCCAAAGCGGCGGCGGCGCTCGGCATTTCCAATCCCAGCGTTGTGTTGAACTGGCGCAAGCGCAAGCAGGTGCCCGCTGATCGCGTGATCGAGGTGGAGCGACTGACCGGCGTGTCGCGTCACGATCTGCGTCCCGACGTGTTCGGGGTGGCCGCGTGAGCGGTCAAACTATCAAGTCTGAGAGTTTGAAAATAGCAACTGACAAGTTGTCGGTTGCTCAAATCGCGGGACGGGGCGCGATCCAGAAAAAAGGGCCGCAACCCGAAGGTGCGGCCCGGAGCAATTCCCAAATGCTTGATAAACTGAGTGCCCCAGACCAGCAAGGGGTTCGCGACTTTTTGACCGAGGGTGTGACCAGTTTGTCCCCCCTCGAAATGAACCGTGTTCTTCTCAATTGCGGCTATGAGCACCAGCGTTCGGTTTCCGAGCGCCATATGCTCGTGCTGGCCGATTTGATGAAGCGTGGCCGCTGGCAACCCAAGAGCCAGATCGACTTCGCGGTACTCAACGGCCGCTACATCCTCATCAACGGCTATCACCGGGGCTATGCCCAGGTGCGCAGCGGCAAGACCATCGTGTGGTCGATCGCCCTGCACCCGTGCAAGACCGAAGCCGACCTGCGGTCGCTCTACTATGCCTTCGACACCAACCTCCGCGCTCGCAACTCTCGCGACATTCTCAAGGCCGCTGAGTTCGGGGACATTACCGGCGTCACCGGAGAGATTGCCGACGCGCTCTATCGCGCCGTGCCCTACCTCGCGTCGAAGTTTGCCATCGACCCTCGCCTGAAGAACTTCCTCATCGACAAACAGGTCGATCAGCGCCTTGCCTTTGCCGCTGAGTACGCCAAGGCCGCGAACCGGCTTGCGGCGGCAATTGAGGGGATGCCGGGCAGTCGCCGGCCGAAGTTCAAGAGCGGTGCCGTTGTCGCCGTCGCGGTAGCGACCTTCCGGTATCAGTCCGAAACCGCGTGGGAGTTCTGGAGCGGCGTTGCGCACAACGACGGCCTGAAGCGTGGCGACCCTCGCCTTGCCCTCTGCAACGACTTCATGACCCGCAAAACCAACTCCGCTCGGAGCGATGCCTTCGCCCCGGCCATCATCGCATGGAACGCCTTTTTCAATGAGAGGTCGCTCCAGATTATCAAGGTCATGGACACCTTTGTCCCGATGATCGAAGGCACGCCGTTTGACGGCAAGCCGATCAAGCAGGTGGCCTAAATGCTCGCCACGATCCCCGTAGACCTGATTGAGAACGGCCAGCGGTTGCGCGACCTCAGCGAGGCCACCGTCACCGCACTGGTCAACAGCATTGGCGATGTCGGGCTCTTGAACCCGATCACCGTCTATCCGCGCAAACTGTTTCGCGGCGGCAATCAGGTCGATGGTTACGGACTCGTGGCGGGCCTTCATCGCAAGACAGCTTGCGAACGTCTCGGGCTGGTCGAGATCGAAGCCAATATCCTCGACCTGTCCGACCTCGAATGCCAGATCGCGGAGTGTGACGAAAACCTCTGCGCTCCACAACTCAGCCCGTCCGACCGCGCCCGCTTCACCAAGCGGCGCAAAGAGGCTTACGAGGCGCTGCATCCAGAGACAAAACAAGGCGTTGCCGGCGGACTGGCGAGGCAGGGGGCGGCAGGCCGTGCAGTGTCGTTTGCCGCCTCCACTGCCGCCGCGATCGGCGTTGACGAAAGAACCGTCCAACGTGATGCCGAGCGCGGCGAAAAGGTCATTGACGAAGTTCTCGACCTCATTCGCGGAACATCGCTCGATACCGGCACCTATCTCGACAAACTCAAGAAGATGCCACCGAACGATCAGGTGAAAGCCGCGACCCGCGACCTCGCTTTCGCCAATCAACGCCAGCGTCAGGATGAGCGATCGAAAGCCGAAACCGCCAAGCGCAACAAAATCCAAGGTGACGTGAAGGCGAGGGCGGCCAAAGAGGTTGCTGAGATGATCGCTGAGCACGTCCCCGGCGAATGGTGGGACGCCATCAAGGCAAACCTCTACGCCTCTGGTGCATCGAATATTGCCCACGAGTTGACCAACATCACGGGTCAGAGCGTCATGGACCGGGGAGCGGCATGATCCGTCCCGCCGATCACGATCAAGGAAACGCGCGGGCTGCGAGCGGGGACTCGCTTTGCGGCGGCATGGAAGATCAGCTTCGTCAGCATCTTTCGTACGATCCTTTGACCGGGACTTTCCGGTGGCGCGCTACTGGCCAAAAGGCCGGGTCGCTCGTGAAGGGCTATGTGAAAATCCAGTTCAAGCGCAAAGCCTATGTGGCTCACCGCCTTGCGTGGCTCTTTGTGCATGGCGAGTGGCCGAAGCAGTGCATTGATCATGCCAACGGCGACCCGGCAGACAATCGCTTCGTCAACCTGCGTGATGCCAGCATCGCTGAGAATTGTCGCAACAGAAGGCCCTATGAACGGGCTCTGCCTAAGGGCGTAAGCCTTCGGCGTGGCGACAAGTACGTCGCCCAGATCATGCGCGACGGCAAGAACTACTTCCTCGGCTCGTTCGGCAGCCCGGAGGCAGCGCATGCGGCGTACGTGGTCGCTGCTGGCCGCCTTCATGGCGAATTTGCGAGGGCTGAATGATCGCCCTTGACCACACGCAACATTGGTCTGCGGAGCGCCGGGGGCGGGGTGTCCCCATTGCGGCGAACAACGCTCCGCATACCGATATTGCATACGATCAATTTCAGTTCCGGGGCAATTCCGCTCCGGTCGGACAGCCGCGCCACATCTCCCGACGCTCGCTGCCCCGTACTTGGCCCGGCGACCTCGCCAGGAGACCGGGCCTTTTTCTCATTCGAACCGCGGGGGGCCTGTGCATGGGCATCACGCGTAGGGCCGACGCGCTCGCTCCCTCCCGGCTGCGTCGGCCCGCACCCATTGCTGTCCACAACGGGCAGCATCGGCAGGCTATCGCTCGCACTCGGTGGCCTGCCGTTCAAATTCTGCGCTCGCCTTGCGGCTGTGCGCTCAGCTTTCAACAGCACGCTTCCTGCCAGGGTGTGAATGCTTTTGAAGGCCATCAACGTCTCTCTTCGTCCGTTGGTTTCAACGCCAACAGACATAGCGAGAGGCGATTTGCTGATGAGAAAATCCAACTGCCCCGAGAGCAAAATGAGTGACGCCACGATCACCAATGCTGACCACCTCGTAAGCGAGGCTAAGGGCTGGTCCGCCCAATTGCTGGCGCGCGTCCACTACGGACCCGGTGACACTGTTGAGGCCGCGATGTACCGCGCCGAACAGAAATACGGCGTGCCAGCATATGCATTTTGGCAACTCCGCTACCGGAAGCCGAAAGACATTCTAGTCAGCGTTTATATGGGGCTCAAGGCAGCTTACGAGGCCGAATGCGGACGGCAGGAAGCGAGACTACGGCATGAATTGGCATTGGTTAAGGCGCTTCCATCCACCCCGGCTCGTGAAGCTTTGGTTGCAGAGACGGAAGCTGCGCTCGGAATTGCGCCGAGCCTCAAGACAGGAACGGAAGGCTAGATGATCGTGGGAACTGGCGACAAGACCGAGCATGTCTTCTGGATGGTGTACGGGGAAGGGCAGCGCGCCCCGACCTACAAGCACGATACCGCCGACTCTGCGCGGGCGGAAGCGGCGCGGCTAGAGGCGCAGAACCCCGGAATTTCGTTCTACGTCCTCAAGGCCAAATACGGGGTCCGTACTGACAAGCCCAACATCAATGGCTGGTCGCTCAAGAAGCGGCCTCCGGTTGATCCGAACGCGGACCCAATCCCGTTCTAGCCCTATCGATATCCCCCGCGCGAGAAAGCCGCGGCAACATGAAGGACGAATGAATATGGCCTATGACGAAACGGCGAAGTACCAGACGGCCGGTCTTTCCGGCACTGCGCAAGGTCAGGTCGGCGCTGCCGCTGGCATACTCGGTGCGCAGTACGACGCACAATTCACTTACCGGCGTACCCAAGCGATGCAGGTCGCGTTGCAGGCCAACAACGGCGCGCCGCGCAAGGTCTCCGAACTCATTGCCGATGCCGACCTCATCCTCGCGTGGCTGGAGGCGAAACCGCCCGCCTCGAACTAATCCGACGTTCCACACTCAATTCGGCGGACTCCCCTGGTGCCCGCTGATCGATACAAACGATAGGGGCAAGATATGGGCGACAGCGCGATAGAATTTGAGGCCAGACGGACTGCGGCGGCGGTCGATGGATTGATCGACAAATGGGTCACTCGTCGCGAGGCGTTTGAGATCATCCATGACGACGAGAAGGCCGCGCTGGTGTCTGCTGCCATCGGCGAATTGAATGTGATGATGGACGGTCTCCGTCACATTCTGCGAGCGCCAAAATGACGCAAAGCATGAAGGTCGGGCAACGCCGCAGCATGCGCTGGAAGTGCCCTAAATGCAAGCGTGAGGGGTGGTCCGAAAACGGTCGCGTTCCTCGCCACGATCTGCCGTGGAGCACCACAAAGGAATGCGGCTTTAATCGGCCGGCAGAAGGGTGGCCGAAGTGAACCTCAACCCTCTCAGCCTATTCGTTCGCCATCCCCGCCAGCCATTGCCGCATGTAGTTATCCGTCATGTCGTCGCCACCCGTTCCGAAAGCAAAGCCGTAGCTCGCAAGCGTGAGGAAACGACACAGGCTTTGCGCCACTACGTCAACCGCGTTGCTGGTGAACAAGCCCTTGATGCTGTTCGCCAAGCCCTCCTCCCAGAGGCGGATATCGAGCGGAAGGGGAGGGGAGCGTGACGGTTTCAATCCTCGTTGGCGATTGCCGGGAGAAGTTGCGGGAACTGGCTGACGGCTCGGTCAACTGCATCGTCACGTCGCCGCCCTATTGGGGCGCACAGCGGGATTATGGCATGCCGGGCCAGCTCGGTATGGAAACGACGCCGGAGACCTTTGCGGGCTCCTTGGTCGAGGTCTTTGACGAATGCCGTCGAGTGCTCCGCGACGATGGTTCGTTTTGGCTGAACCTCGGGGATAGTTACGCTGCATCCGGCAAGGGCGGCGGCGGCAAACTCATGGCGAAGCGGGGTGGCAAATGGGACCATCGAAAGCATCTTACCGGATGGCGCAATGCCCCGCCAGGATATAAGCAAAAAGACCTCGTTGGAGTGCCGTGGCTGGTCGCCACGAAGCTCCGCACGGCAGGATGGTATCTGCGACGAGATGTGGTTTGGAACAAGGGCTCGGCAACTGAGCCGACGCGCGCCGACCGCCCGGCGGGCTCCCATGAAATGCTGTTCCTGTTCTCCAAGAACAAGGACTACCATTTCGACGTGAGCAAGCTGCCGCACGGCACAGTGTGGACAGTCTCTCCTCGAGGATATGACGGCCACAGTGCGGCGTTCCCGCCTGACCTGATCGAACCATGCATTGCGGCGAGCTGTCCACCTGGTGGAACGGTGCTTGATCCGTTCGGCGGTGCGGGAACCACCGGCCTCGTTGCCGACCGGCTGCGGCTCAACGCCATTCTCATCGAACTCAACCCCGAATTTGCCGAGCTGGCTGAACAGCGAATTGCTGCCGACCGCGGCATGTTCACAGACGAGGCGGCATAACCCATGCCCGACACCAACAGCAGCGGGAGCGGGGGGACGACAGTGACGTTGCCTTGGCCGGATCGCAACCTGTCACCGAACGCTCGCTGCCATTGGGCTGTGAAGGCTTCTGCCGTCAGGCGAGCGCGGAAGGCAGCATGGCTGCTGGTTCTTGAGCAGCGTGGCCGGCGGAAGCTGGCCCATGCCGGAGCGCACATAGCCTGGGAGTTCTGTCCGCCGTCGCTCCGTCGCTACGACATGGACAATCTCATCACCCAACACAAGGCGGCGCAGGACGGCATCGCTGATGCGCTCGGGATAGACGACTCAAAATTCCAAACAACCTACAGCATGGGCCAGCCTGTAAAGGGCGGGGCCGTGTTCGTGACCATTCGGGGGACGACGTGAACGAATTGGCAGAACAGCATCAGGCATGGGCGTCAGCGAGCCGCCGGTTATGGTTTGGCGCCGCACCGGCACCAAAGCCGCCACGGCCACGCCCAGTCTCCCCATTCGTCGCCGTGAAAGAGCGACGCAAGCACAAGCTGTTCCTTCGAGCGATCGAGGAAATAGACGAGTACGGCAATATAGTCGTCCATGAGCTGTTTACACCACCTTGGAAGCGAATCGCCTGCGAGGTCGCGGCCAAGCACCAGGTGAGCATGACCGATCTGTTCTCGGCTCGGCGTGACCAGATGGTGGTACGGGCGCGTCACGAGATATTTTGGCGCTGCCGCCACGAAACCACGATGAGCTTGCCGCAAATCGGCAAGCGCTTTGGCGACCGCGATCATACGACCGTGCTGCATGGCATCAGGAAGCACACACAGCGGATGGAGAAGGGCTCTCTATGAGCGAGCGCCCGTTCATGCAGCTCTATGTCTCCGATTTTGTCGGGGACACCCTGTTGCTCTCCGCTGAGGAAATCGGAGCATACATCTTGCTGCTGGTGGCCGCCGACGCCAATGGCGGGGTGCTGCCCCCAGAGCAACACAGGCTGCGCAGGATCACCAAGCTTTCGAAGCGAGACTTCGCCGCCGCGTGGGAGGCGTTGGGCGGCTATTTTGAGGAAGTCGACGGGCTGCTTTGGTCGCTTCATCTGAAGAGATGGGCTCGCTGGGAACGGCTGGTCGGACGCCGGCCATTGTCGATCGGCACTCGCGCGTTTGTCATCAGACGCGACGGCGCACAATGCCGGTACTGCGGCACGACAGCGGGGCCATTCCACATCGATCATATTGTCTCGGTGGCTGACGGCGGAACCGACGACCCGACAAATCTCACCGTGGCTTGCCGGACATGCAATCTGTCGAAGGGTCGCAAAACGGTTGAGGAATGGCGCGGATGACGCAGCCCTGGTACCGGCGGTTCCCCGACAACTTCCTTGGCGGCATCAACGGCATGTCGCTTGAGGAGAAGGGGGCCTATGGCGTTGTCATCGACATGATCTATCAGCGCGGCGGTCCTATCGCGGACGAGCCTCGCTACATCGCCGGCATCTGCAACTGCTCGGTTCGGAAGTGGAACGCCATCCGCGCCCGGCTGATCGACCTCGGGAAACTGGTATCGATCGACGGCCATTTGATGAATGACAGAGCCGGGATCGAGATCGAAAAAGCCGCGAAAGTTGCGCGAGAACACGCTGAGAACGGCGCGAAAGGCGGAGATAAATCCGCTGAAATGAAAGCAGAAGCTAAGAAAAACAACGATCTAGTCCAAGCCAGGCTCAAGCTTACGCGCGCGTCCCTTTCTTCAACCCCATTGAAGAAAGGGCGCGCTACGCTTTCTGACCCGACTGAGAAGATGGTGGACGTGAACAAGAACATGGACGCTCCGCTGTTCGCGGCGTGTGTCGCGCTCACCGAGCCCGTCAAGGATTTCATCGAGCACAAGAGCTTCGCTGCGTCGGTCGTCGCCCAGGCTCGTGCCAACCTCAAATCGCAGGAGAGCGTCCATTGACCAATCGCGGCTTCACCGTAGGCGATGATGGGGAGGAGGGGGCGTGAGCGACAAGCCCGCCGACATTCCGCAGGACGTGTGGAAGGCCGCTCATGCGGTGTTTAGCGCGAGCATTGGTGACGGTCCCGAGCCAATTGCCCGCGCCATCATGGCCGAGCGGGAGCGGTGCGCCGAGGTTGCAGAGACGCACTTCCCGCAGGTGCCCTCGTATGCTGCCGACATTGCCGCTGCAATCCGCAAGGGTGACGCCGCATGACCCTCCCCCTTGAACAATCCATGGAACGCGGGAGCGACCCCGTAAATCATCCGCGCCACTACACCGAACACCCGTCCGGCGTGGAGTGCATCACCGTCACCGAGCATATGAACTTCTGTCGTGGCAACGCGGTGAAGTACATCTGGCGAGCGGGCGACAAGGGCGACGAAATCCAAGACCTCGAAAAGGCCCGCTGGTACATCGACCGCGAAATCTCCCGGCTAAAATCGACCTCCCAATCCCCCAACGGTGAGGCGAGAAGCAGTGTGGGGAAGGGGTGAAAACTCCAACAATTCCTAGCGTTTCAGCGTGATTTTTGATAGCATCTAGAACGTGATTTGGAAAGCAAAATGAGCAATCGAGATGTCGTCTGCTACGCAACTGGTGCGGCCCTTTTTGGGGCGGCAGTCGGTTACGTCCCGAACGAAAAGGTGTGGCGGCGCACACTCGCAAAATATGCCGTGAAGGCCGAGCGGGACGTTCCGTTTCTTACTGACGTTGCCGGTCGATGCACCCGCTTCCAAGACAAGAAGGGTCGGCTCCTCATTCTCATCAACGTCGATGCCGACCGCACGGCGAAGCTTGAAATGACGCAGGTCGTCGGCGTGCTCGTGCATGAATCCGTCCATGCGTGGCGCTTCATCCTCGATGACATCGGGCAGAGTGCCCAGCCGGAACCCGTTGGTCACGAGATTGAGGCTTACGCCATCCAATCGATTTCGCAGGCCATGATCGCCGGGCATCGCGACACACAGAAGCGGCCTTGGACCACCCCCACCCAACAAGGATAGAACCAGAGATGAGCGAGACACCGATCCCGAAAGAAACAATGCGCATGGTCAGGGCGTCGGTGCGCTTTCAGCTTCTATCGCTGATGAACCACGTCATGGCCTCAACTCCAGGCGCCACCATATCGAGGACAGCCACGCGGCTGGGGAAGTCGGAGCGGTTCGTTCGTCGTGTGCTTGAGGGCCGGACCAAGCTCACGTTGCGCATGATCTCCGACATCTTCTGGGCCATCGACGGCGCGATGCTGCAGTTCACGTTGGAGCCCAAGAATATTGCTCCCGAAACGGCAGAAACACAAGCACAATCAACAGCGTCGCCCCCTCATAAACCAGGTGTAGAGCCATGACAGGGACAGGGGAGATGATCGAACGAGTTGCGCGGGCGCTCTGCGACGACACGCTCAAGCGCTGGCGCTCGCCGATTGGTGTCCAGAGTGAGCCTTGGCGGGAGTTTATCCCCGCAGCCCGCGCCGCTATTGAGGCCATGCGGGAGCCGACCGACGAAATGAAGAAAAAGGGGCAGATAGAGTTCCTAGGCTACAATTCCGACTTTGACCCGCCATCCGTGCCGCTCGTGAACGCTTGGGACGCGATGATCGACGCAGCGCTAGAGTAGCGGCTAACGCATTGATTGATCTAGCAATCTGAACCTAACGGGGACTACAGGGCAAATGGGCAATACGACAAGCAGGCTAGTGCCTGACCCTTCCATGACTGACGCCGAATATTATGCCCAGCGGCAGGCCAACCCGACAAAGCCCCAGATCGGCAAGGTGTGGGTAGAGGAAAACCCCGTCACCCGCATGGGGGCGCTCGCCTTCATTCGCAAGCGGCTGCATCATCATGAGATAGCGGCTGAGCGGTTCAAGACCGATTACGAGGCGCTGTTCGGTTCCGGCGTGCCGGCGCTCGATAATGCCCGCCCCGTGGTCGATCGCTCGCCAGTGGCCCATGACAGCGGAATGGCGGCTAAGATCGACAGGGGAGCCTCGCTGCTGGCCGCGATGAAGTATCTAGGGGCAGATGGCCGTGATCGCATCATCGCCTGCGTAGTGCTGGCTATCCCGTGCGAGGACGCAGCGGCACGTCTCCCCAGCGGTGAACCAAACCGCCGTCACGTGAAACGCGAGGTTGATGCGCTGCTCGACGCACTGGACTCGCTTTCTACGTTCTGGGGCTATCGCAGCCGAGCCGCTTGACAGCGTACGGCAAATCACCCGATAAGGAGTCAACTGGCGCTTTGCGCCTCACGATTATCTTTCCGCTGTTCATCACCTCCCCTCGTGCGCCTGGCTGGGCTGTTGGGTCCGTGTTTCGTGGAATGGCAGGCCGGAAAGACGGCCACTTCAGAACTAACCCCCACACATTCCCCCGCCCGCACCCCTAACACCGGAGCGGGCGTTGCTGTTTCCGACATGAGGCGCTGACCCCGAGCCAAACGGGGGAGTAGGCGAAGTCTCAGCGTTCGATGCGCAATTAGCGTCAAAGCCGGGCGCCGCTCGCTCATATCGCCGGCCAATCGAAACGCTCTCCCCATCTCATTTCCGGACCACTACGCGCGCCGTTCGCCGAAAGGACTTCGCATGTCAGCTGACGCCAATGTCCGCAACTCCGTCGCGGTTGCAGATCCAGACAGCCCGCAGCATTTCATCAAGCCGAATGCGGATGGGTCGATCAACACGCTGCCCGCAATCCCTGCAGGGTATGAAACCGTCGCAGCCGGGCAGACCAACCAGGTGCTTGGCGGCACGGGTGCGATCGGTGACGTGCTCTCGACGCTGATCTGCACTGTCGCCACCGCAGCAACTTCCGCTGTGACCATCAAGGACGGCGCGGGCTCATCCATTCCGGCGCTTCCGGCGAATACGCCCATCGGCACCTACACGATCACCATTAACCTTGCCTCGGCGGCCGGCGCTTGGTCGGTTACGACGGGGGCAGGCGTGTCTGTCATCGCCACGGGCAACTTTACCTAGAGACTTCGCGATATATCGCCCGAATAACGACAGGCGCTCCCGTCTCAGTAGTCCGCCAGCCGTGTTTATCGCGGTAGGTGCGCTCGACATACTCGCTGCTCAGCCCGCGCCGTTGCCACTCGGCATCTAGCTTCTCGCGTGCCTTGGCTTCGCCCAACGCAAACAGGGACTGATCCTCGTCCCAAGTGACCGACATAATAGACATCGCTCCCTGCCTCCTAGGTGAGAGCGATATTCTACACCTGACGCCCACCTTTCACCAACCAAATCCAGACTTTTACCGCGCCCGGCGGGGTCCAATTGGCCCACCGCCGCCGGAGCCTTGCGCACTTGACCGGCCAACAGAAAGGAACGGCCCGCTATGGGTTACGTCTCGCAGAGGTTTCAGCCCGGTTTTCGTCTGATCGACGGGTCCGACCTCAATACCATGATCGGTCAGATCAACGACGGCCCGAGTTCGGGTCCGGTCTACTACGCCAATGAGACCATCGGCTCCGATGCTGTCGGCAATGACGGCTTCAACCCATTTTCGCCGCTCAAGACGCTTGACCGCGCCCTGGCGCTCGAAAGCACGGCGCTGACGGCCGCCGGCCTGTCGTCTGTTGGCCGCAATGCCGTCGTGGCCTTCTGGGGCACCCAGCATCGCACGTCAACGCTGGCGTGGTCTTTGCCCGGCACCCATCTTGTCGGCCTTGGTGCTGGTCAGCGCCGCGGCAAACGGGCTCGGATCAGTGTCACCGGCTCGACGGCGTTTGACAAGCTGGTCAGCGTGACCGGGCAGGGCTGCGAATTTGCCAATTTCGGCACGTTCTACGGCTTCAACTCGGCATCTGCCAGCATCTGCTGGTCCGACACTGCCGGTCGCTCCTGCTACTCCAATGTGGAGTTCATGGGCTTCGGTGACGGCACGGCTTCCACTGGCACGGCCAACCACACCGCTTCGCGCGCGTTCGTGTTCAACACGAGCAACGGCGAGTCGAGCTGGTACGATTGCGTGTTCGGCGTCGATACCGTCGTGCGTAATGCGGCCAACTACACCCTCGAACTGGCCGGCAACGCTCCGCGGCTCTACTTCGAGAACTGCACGTTCGAAGCCCAGCTTGGCGCCTCGGGCGGCGCGTCCAGCCACGTGCTTGTCGGCGCAGCTGGCATAGATCGTTACGCCAAATTTAGCGATTGCGAGTTCTTCGGCGGCGGTTCGTCGAGTGGAACGGCAATGGCTCAGGCGTTCAACGTCGACGCAGCGGCCGGTGGAACCGTGCTTCTCGATCAATGCACGTTCGGCAATGGCATCACCGCCATCCAGACGACCCCTGTCACAGCGTTGCAGATGAACATGGTTGCCTCGACCACGGCCGGCGGCAAATCGCACGTCGTCTTCTGATCCTGATCCCCTGAAATCAAAGCGCTTAGCGCTCTCTCGAAAGGACTTTCAAAATGGCCGGTTGGCTTACCGATGGTGTTCCGACTCTCTCCCTGATCCAGGGTATCGAGCAGTTCTCCGTGGACACTGAAATCTCTGGCGGCGCACAGCCGCAGACCGCTGCGATCGAACTCATTCAGCTCGCCGCTGCGATCAAGTTCCTGAACAACGCTCAGGACAAGACGATGGTCGCGGGCACCCGCTACTTCGTCAACGTCGAACTCGGCTTCGATACCGACGTCACCGGTATTGGCGTTCTCGTCGGGTCGACCGGCGGCACCGATCTGTGGACGTTCGAGCTTCACGACTCGACTGGCGCTCTGGTCGCGACCTCGCTGGCAACGGGCACCACGGCCGGCACGGCGAACACGTTCCAGCGACTGGCCTTTACCAGCGTCTATCACGCTGTCGCGGGCACGTACTACATCGTCGCCCAGTCCAACGGCACCACGGCCAAGCTCGGCACCTACGCCTCTCCCGGCCTGCCGCTAGTCACTGGCTCCGCAACCGGTACGCTCGGCACGCCTGCTTCCATCACTCCGCCGACGACCTACTCGGCAAACCTTGGCCCGATCGCCGTCCTCTACTGACAGCGATAGCTTGAACGACATGCAAGAGGGCGCCTTCGGGCGCCTTTTTGCTGTTTCAAATCTGACGAGGATCGGCAAATGGGCAAGAGCACCACAACGTCGAATAATTGGCTCAAGTTGCTGTTCAATGCGACAGCGATTGCCAACATCGCCGACAATGCCGCGTCATCGCCGAACACCAATCTCTATGTCGCGCTGCACACGGCGGACCCTGGCGCCAGTGGCGACCAGACCACCAATGAGGTCAGCTATACCGGCTATGCCCGTGTTGCCGTGGCGCGAACGACTGGTGGTTGGACGGCCTCGACAACCGCCTCAACGTCGCCGGTTGCTGCGATAACCTTCCCGGCCGGTTCCGGTGGGTCCGGAACGGCGACCTACGCATCGATTGGCATGCTGTCGTCTGGTGCGGGCATCATCCTCTATTCCGGCCCGATCTCGCCGAACATCGTCTTGGGAAACGGCATCACGCCGCAATTGACCACAGCGAGCACGGTCACTGAATCATGATTGTTTCATCTGTCGCAGCCTTTACCGGCCATGGCGATGTTGATCCGGCACAGGTCGCGCTCAACACCCGTCTGCAAGACGCGATGATCTCGGCCGCTGCCGATGCGCAGGCAGAGGGCATTTCGGACAATGCCGTGATCCGCGCCAGGATGCTGCAGGCTCGCGACAAGGTTCTGGGCAAAGACAAGTAGGGCGAAGCCTGCGCTAGGAGCGATAGATGCTCGGCTTCGGTTCGATCTCAGAAGTTGCCATCTCCGAAATTCCGGAGATTGGTGGAATCCAGCAAGCTATTTGGTCGGCCGTAGGGGCGGGCTCGTTTGCAGGTATCGGCGCGTCTAGTGCTACCGCTGTTCTGGCGGCAGTCGGCGCGGGATCGCTCAGTGGCTCTACCCAGGCAATTCGGTCGTCTGTGTTGTCCTCTGCCGGCGTTGGGCAACTGTCCGGCACCACCGCGGCACGAGTTGCAGCGGTGTTTGCTGCGGCCGGCGCAGGCAACTTCACCGCCGTGCCCGTGATTTTCACCGCGCCTCGGGTGCGAGGCAACCAGATCACGACCATCGACATGATCGTGGACATGGGCGACGGCGGACGAGTGCCGCAGGTCAATCGGACGTCTTGGTCAGAACGGCCAAGCCCGTCCCGCGACAAGCGCGGTCGCAAGATCAATTGGGATGCGTAATGGCTGATGTAGGGCGTCCCTCTATCTATTCTGATGAACTCGTGGCGACCATTCTGGAGCGCCTGGCTGACGGCGAGAGCTTGCGGACCATCACGGCCGATGCGGATATGCCGGCGCGATCGACCATCTTTGACTGGCTCGCCAACAACGAGAATTTCGCCAAGCAATATCGTGTTGCACGTGAAGCACAGGCCGACGCGCTGTTTGATGAACTGCTCGACATTGCCGATGACGGCACGAACGACTGGATGGAACGCAAAAACGCCGACGGCCAGAACGTCGGCTGGACGGAAAACGGCGAGGCTCTGAGGCGATCTGCGCTTCGCGTCGATGCGCGGAAATGGATCGTCTCGAAGCTGTTGCCGAAGAAATACGGCGAGCGCGTCACCAATGTGGTTGAGGGCGGCGAAACGCCGGTCCAGATCACCGGGGCCACGCCTGCTCGGCGTCGCGCTGCCGCTGCTTTGTTGCTCGCCCGGCCGGTGAAGCCCGAGTAGATGGGCGCTCTTGATCGGCTGGATGCCGCGCTCGCCACTCTTGATGAGGCGGGGATGGCGGAACTCGACAAGGTTCTGGCTGAGGAACTGGCAAAGCCGTGGCTTCCGACGCCGGGGCCACAACTCGAAGCATTTCTGTCAGAAGCCGACTTGCTGCTATATGGCGGCGCGGCTGGTGGCGGAAAGCTCCTGAGTGTCGATGAGGTTCTTCCGACCCCAGCCGGCTGGGTCCGTATGGGCGACGTGTCCGTGGGAGACACGGTGTTCGACGAGATGGGGAAGCCGACTCGGGTTCTGGTGGTCTCTCCGGTAAAGACAGCGAAGACCTACAGGCTCGAGTTCGACGACGGAACTAGGATTGAGTGTTGCGCTGATCATCTCTGGTTGACCTACGACGCCGACGAACTAGCGGGTCTTCTGCGCAAATCTGATGCATGGCGCGCGAAGCGCCGGGCGGCACGTCCGTCTCGCGCTGGCTCGAACAAGAGCGCGGCGTTCCGGGCTGCTATCTCTGCCCGAAACTCGCGCATGGCAAAGGGATCCGATGTTCCGTCGGGTACGGTACGTACGACGCAGCAGGTCGTCGACACCCTTCTGACAGCGCGCGGTCGTCGGAACCACGCGGTCCAGGTTTCGAAGGCAATAGAAACTCCGCATGCCGAGCTACCGATCGACCCCTATACCCTCGGTGCGTGGCTCGGGGATGGAACATCGAGCAGTGGCGGATTCACCGGGATCGATCCGTTCATCTGGCAGCAAATTGAAAATGCTGGCTACGTCGTTACGCATGCGCCAAGCGACCCACAGTCCCATTATATTCGAGGGCTGAAAGCTCAATTGAGGGCAGCGGGGCTCCTAAAGAATAAGCACGTTCCTGCGGCATACCTTAGAGCGAGTGAAGAGCAGCGCGCCGCCGTTCTTCAAGGGCTCATGGACACTGATGGTCATGCCGCCCTGGATGGCGGGTGCGAGTTCGACAACACGAACTATCGACTGATCTGCGCGGTCTATGAACTTGTTGTGAGCCTCGGCATCAAGGCCACTATCACAGAGGGAAAAGCGAAGCTCAACGGACGTTACGTTGGGAAGAAATGGCGGGTTAAATTCACCACGGCGCGTCCCGTGTTCCGGCTCCCCCGCAAACTTGCTCGACAGAAGGCAAAGACAAGACGCGTTGGGGCGTTTCGCTACATCGTGTCCGCGGTGGAAATTGACCCGATCCCTATGCGATGCATTGGTGTGGATAGTCCATCACACCTCTACCTCGCGGGTCGGTCCTTTATCCCGACGCACAACACGGATTTGCTGTGCGGCCTCGCGCTGACGGAACATAAACGGTCGGTGATCTTTCGCCGGCAGGCAAACGATCTCGACGGCTTCTGGGAACGGTTGCTGCAACTCTACCCGCAGCCGCGGCACAAGGACTCGAACAAGAAGAAGCTTTCTACCCACGATAATCGAATGGTCGAATGCGGCCATCTCGAATTGCCGGGGTCGGAACTCAGCTGGCAGGGTCGCCCGCACGATCTTATCGGGTTCGATGAAGGCGCCCAGCTCAGCGCCGACAAGGTCATGTTCGTGCTCGGCTGGCTTCGGTCTGCTGATGGAATACGCTGCCGCGCAGTTATCGCCTCGAACCCGCCAATGGGCAACGAGGGGGCGTGGCTGCTGGAATGGTTCGCGCCATGGCTTGATCCGTTGTTTCCCATTCCGGCAATGCCGGGAGAACTGCGCTGGGCTGCGGCGGTCGGTACAGCGGCAGAAATTCGAACGATCTGGGTCGATGGTCCGGAGCCGATCGTTGTTGAGGGTGACGGCTGGCGGATCGCAAACGAAACGGAACTCGCTGACCCGGACAAGTATAAGGTTCTTGAGCCGCTTTCGCGGACCTTCATTCCATCCAAGTTGGATGACAACCCGTACCTGAAGGACACCAAATACCGGGCGCAGATCAACGCGCAGCCCGAGCCGCGGCGTTCCCAGCTTTTGCTTGGCGATTTCCTCGCCGGTCGCGAAGACGACGAATGGCAGGTTGTCCCGTCGTTGTGGGTCCGTGCCGCACAGGCGCGATGGACTGGCGATCCTGTCGCACGAATGAAGGCGATTGCGACCGACCCAGCCCAAGGCGGCCCAGACAAGACCGCGATTGCTCGACTGCATGAGGGCAATCATTTCGCGCGCGTCGAAAGCCGACCGGGGAGTGAAACGCCGGACGGCCCAAGTGTGGCAGCCCTGATCCTGAAACTGCGACGCGACAGTGCGGCTATCGGCATCGACATGACGGGCGGCTGGGGCGGTTCGGCTCGCGATCACCTGAAGACGAACAACGGAATTGCCGCAGTCCCGATTGTGTTTTCGTCAGCGGGCGAAGGCACCGACAAGGACACGGGTCTGGAATACGCCAATCTGCGGGCCAAGATGTACTGGGAATTTCGAACCGCTCTCGATCCCGACAATGGCGAGAACATCATTTTGCCGCCCGGCGACAGGCTGATGGCGCAGTTGACCGCAGGCCTCTGGCGCGAGCGGTCGGGCAAGATTCAGATCGAAAGCAAAGAGGCGATCAAGGCTCGGCTTGGATCATCCCCGGATGAAGCCGATGCGGTGGTGATGGCCTGGTACATCCGCGACCGTGCGGTGCGCGAGAAAGCAAAGCTGCCGTTGCCGAAGGGCCCCCCGAGGCCGGCGCAGGGTTCGCAGAGTTGGATGGGTTGATGGCTGACGGTTCCACCTCATCGCTGACCGGTGACGATGCCATTGTCGCTCGCGCCAAACAGCGCTTCGCGTTGTGCGAAGAGTGGGAAGGCAACGCCCGCAAGAACTTCATCCAAGACCTGAAGTTCGCCAACGCGGACCCCGACAATAACTGGCAGTGGGACAGCCAGTTGATGACCTATCGGCAGGACCGCAAGAAGCCGTGCCTGACCATCAACAAGGTGCGCCAGCACAATCTGCAGATCATCAACGACGCGAAGCAGAACAAGCCGGGCGTGAACATTCGGCCGGTGGGAGATGGCGCCACCTACGATGCTGCACAGACGTTTGAAGGCATCGTTCGCCACATCGAGTACCAAAGCAATGCCGAGGTCGCATACGACACGGCGACGACGTTCCAGGTTGAGGGCGGCATCGGCTACTGGCGCGTGGTCACCGACTATGTGAGCAACGACAGCTTCGATCAGGAACTCTACATCCGGCGCGTGAAGCAGCCGGACTCGGTCTATCTTGATCCCGACATTTCGGAGGTCGATGGGTCGGATGCGCGCTATGGATTTGTGTTCGAGGACAAGCCGCGCGACGAGTTCAACAAGGAATATCCGGACTTCAAAGACGACGCCGGCATGTCGGTGCTGGGGCAGGCGGGTGATACGTGGATCGATGAAGACCACGTTCGCGTCTGTGAATATTACGAGAAGACCCAGAAGAAGGACACGCTGGTTGCGTTCGTCATTCCGGACCTGATCAACGGCCAGCCGGCCGCTGGTGCCGGTCAACAGATCGTCATGCCGAAAAGCAAGATGTCGGCTGAGGTGAAGGCGCTTTACGAGGCCGTAAAACAGGCCGCGCCTGATGTGGTCAATGAGCGCGAAATCCTCACCGATCTGGTGATGTGGTACAAGATCGCCGGGTCCAAAATCATCGATCGCCGCCCCTGGCTGGGTAAGTACGTGCCGATCGTCCGCGTCATTGGCGAAGAGACGATCATCGAAGGCAAACTGGACCGCAAGGGCCACACCCGCGCGATGAAAGACGCGCAGCGGATGTACAACTACTGGACCAGCGAAGCGACGGCTCAGATCGCGTTGCAGACCAAGACGCCCTGGGTCGCTCCGGCAGAGGCGATCGACAACCTCGAGGAATATTGGGGCCGCGCCAACATCGATGAAGTCGCGGTGCTGCCGTACAATGCCCTGACCGAGGACGGAAAGACCATCCCAGCGCCCGAGCGTGTGCAGCCCGCCATTCTCGCATCCGCCTATGTGCAGGGCCTGCAAATCACCCAGAACGAGATGATGATGTCCTCGGGACAGTATCAGTCGCAGTTCGGACAGAACGAAAACGCGACGTCTGGCAAGGCGATCAACGCTCGTCAGCGTCAGGGCGACAACGCGACGTACCACTACATCGACAATCTCGCGATCGGCATCCGGTTCACCGGCAAAATCCTGATCGACGCGATCCCGCACTACTACGACACACCGCGCATTCTTCGTATCCTCGCCAAGGATGGCACGGAAAGCCATGTCCAGTTGGACCCGGAGGCCAAGCAGGCGTACGCCAAAGCACAGCAGGAAGAGGCCCAGCAGGTTGAGGCGATCTTCAACCCGAACGTTGGTCGCTATGAGGTGGTGAGCGATATTGGGCCAGCCTACGCGACCCGTCGACAGGAAGCCTTCAACGCCATGACGCAGATAGCGTCGCAGAACAAAGAGTTCATGCAGATCGGCGGCGACCTGATGTGGAAGGCCGCGGATTTCCCGATGGCCGATCAGCTGTCGGAACGCTGGGCCAAGACGATTCCCGACAACATCAAGGGCGATGGCCCGAGCAAGGAAGTTCAGACGCTCACGCAGCAGTTGCAGGAAGCCAGCAACGCCGTGGTCGAACTCAACAAGAAGCTGGAAAGCCAGCAGCTCGATTATGCAATCAAGATCGACGAGAAAAACATCCGTGCCTTCGAAGCCGATACGAAGCGGCTCGTCGCAGAAGGCAATGCCGGCCCCTACGTGACGCAGGGACAGGTTCAGCCGCTCATCATGCAGACCATCATGTCGATGCTTCGTGAGGGGCCTGCTGGTGGAGAGCAGGGCGGGGCACCGGCGCCGCAACCGATGCAGCCGCAAATCGAACAGCCTGCCGCCGAACCCGTGCAACAGGCTCAGCCGCTCGCGGCATAATACAAAGGACGATCTACCATGCGCGGTCATATCCGTGCTGGCGAGGTTCCCGAGGTCATCAAAAAGACCTCAGAGGAGTTCGCCGGCATATTCTTTGACGAAGGCCGGTCGGACAGGTTCCGCACCGTTGGTATCTCGCAGAAGGCGTATGTGCGCCGGTACTGGACCAGCTTTGTTGATACCGCTGTAGCGGCGTTGACGATCCTGCTTGCTGCCCCGGGTACCCCGGAAGACCAGAAGGAAGAAATCTACGAAGCGATCGTCGCCTTCAAGACGCACGCCTCAACCGTCAAAGCAAAGCCCGCACTCTCTCTCAGGAGCCTGAATTGAACCAGCCGATCAATCGTCCCGCGCTGCGCAAGGCAGGCGGTCCCGCCAAAAACCCGCCGGTGAAGACAGTGGGCGCCCCCGCAGCAGGCACCAAAGCGCCCCGACGTGCCAGTGCCATTGTCGGCTATCCGAAAGACGACATGCGCAAATACGAGATCGAGAGCGCAGCCAACACGCTGTTGCGCGCTGAGGAAATCAAGAAGGACAAGCGGCTCATGGCCGAGGTCAAGAAGTGCGCCGACGACCGCGCCAAAATGCTCGCAAAGGTTTGACAGATGGCAAAGCTCTCAACTGCAAAACGCGACAAACTGCCGAAATCCGAGTTCGGCCTTCCCGGCAAGAAGGCCTATCCAATGCCTGATCGCAGTCACGCCGCCAACGCGAAGGCGCGTGCGTCTCAGATGGAAAAGGCTGGTAAGCTGTCTCCGTCGGCCAAAGCCAAAGTTGACGCCAAGGCGAACAAGATTCTGGCTCGCAAGAAATGACCTTTGCGCACCGCACCTGTCCGGAATGCGAGGGCAGGGGCGTGCTGGGTCCGCGCTTCCCGGAAATGTGGGAACGCGCCGAAGATTTCATCTGCCGTCACTGCGACGGCGCAGGCTTCATCGAGAGCAACCCCTCCGAATGGTCGCTCACAGATGTTCCCGATCCGGCGGCTAATCCGGAAAGGCACCAGCGCCTCACGCTGGGTTCCGTACTGGTGCGTTCACCAGGCTAGCCCACAAGGGTTCCCAATGACCATCGAAGCTAACGCTGCCGCCCCCGAGGGTGTGCAGGCGCCTGACATTGTGCCGGGCGAGACTATCGCTACCGAAATGCCATCGTCGCCCGAAACCGAAACGCCTCCGGCCCCGGAACCGGAAGTTGTCGAGGAGCCGAGCGCTGAGGCAGAACCAGCCGCCGCGGCTCCGGAGCCGGACGGCAAGACCAAACCGACCGAGAAGCAGCCGCTTTCCTGGCAGGAAAAGCGCCGCATCGAGGAGACCAACAAGCGTCGTGCCGCAGAGGCCCGCGCTGCCACCGCAGAGGCCGAACTTGAACGGCTCCGCAAGGCAGCGGCTACGCCTCCGGCTGACGGCGCCACGCCTCCTGCGCCGGTTCCCGCCGCAACCCTCACGCCCGACCAAGCGAGGGCTGCCGCCCGTGCTGAACTCGAAGCAGAAGCTGCAGCAAACGCGTTTTCTGAAGCGACGGGCCGAGTGCTCGCCGCTGGTATCGCGAATATCCCCGACTTCGAATCCGCTCGCACGGAAATGGTCCAGAACTTCGGCGACCAGCTCAACGCGCGGCCGGATTTCTTCGAAGCGATCACGTCGCTCGATAACGGTCACGAGGTTTTTTACGACCTCGCCAAGGACCCTGAGCGCACCGAAAAACTGCTCGCAATGTCCCCGGTTCGGCTCGCCATTGAGATCGCCAAGCTCGGCGACAAGAAGGCGGTGCCAGCCGCCCCGGAAGTTAAGCCGATCAGCAAAGCGCCGGCACCGGTCAAACCAGTTGGTGGGGCTCCGGCCGCAAGCGATCGGCTCGATGATCCGAGCGCGCCAATGGACCAGTGGGCCAAGACATATCTGAAGCAGGTTGCCGGCAAGGGCCGGTAACGCTTTCGACGCTTTACGACTGAGCCGCACCTGTTCGGCTAAAACAGGGTTCATCTGCACCGGACAGCATGCCGGGTCACGCTCGAACTACTTCGGTCACGGGCACCGAAACCAACCGCTGCACGAAAGGCAGCACTCCCCATCCCGTGACCCTAGGAGGCCTTAAATGGCTGACGGCAATACGATCCTCACGATCGACATGATCACGCGAGCCGCTGTCTCGCTCTTCAAGAACAGCAACATGTTCATCCAGAACCTCGATACGCAGTACGACGGTCAGTTCGCCATCGATGGCGCCAAGATTGGCGATACCCTGCGCATCCGCCTGCCGAACGACTTCACTGTCCGCCACGGCACGGCGCTCAGCATCCAGGACACCGCTGAAAAGTACACCAGCCTCGCCCTCTCGACTCAGGTCGGTGTGGACGTCGCCTTCAGCACGGCGGAACGCACCCTGAAGTTGGACGACTATTCCGAGCGCGTCCTGATGCCGATGATGAACGACCTCGCCGCGGATATCGCAGCCGATGTTATGTCGGATGTCGATGGCAACGTCTGCAACCTCGTCGCCAACGTCGATGGCTCCGGCAACATCATCTCGCCGAACGCCGAAACTGTGTTGCTGGCGAAGGCGGCTCTGGCCCTCAACTCGACCCCGACGGTTCCCGGCTTCAAGACGGTACTTGGGCCGAACTCGGAAGCGCGCATCGTCTCGGCTCTCTCCGGCCTGTTCAACCCCTCGCAGGGGATTTCCGAGCAGTACCGCAGCGGCCAGATGAAGAACGCTCTCGGCTTCGACTTCTTCATGGACCAGACGGTGATCAACCACACGACCGGCACGTTCTCAGCCGGTACGGTGAGCGGCGCCAGCCAGAGCGGGTCGACGATCACCACCTCGGCGATCACCGGCACGCTCAACAAGGGTGACATCATCACCATTGAAGGCGTCAATGCCGTCAACCGTCTGACCAAGGACTCGACCGGTGCGCCGCGTCAGTTCGTTGTCACGGCGGATGTTGCCAGTGGCGCGACCTCGATCCCGATCTACCCGGCTCTTGTGCCGGCCGTGAACGGCAACAAGGTTCAGTACCAGACGGTCGACGTGTCGCCCGATAGCGGCGCCGATGTTCTGCTGGCGACCCCTGCGGGCGGTTCGTACATCAAGAACATCTCGTACTCGCCCAAGGCGGTCACCCTCGCGACTGCGGACCTCGTCCTGCCACGCGGTGTGCATGAGGCGGCCCGTCGTACCTACGACGGCATCTCGATGCGCATGATCACCGACTACGTGCTCGGCACCGACCAGCTCGCCACCCGTCTTGACGTGATCTACGGCAAGACCTGGCTCCGCGGCGAGTGGGGCGCGATCCTGGCCGACAAGATCTGATCACGCTGAACCAATCGGCCGGGGCAACCGCTCCGGCCGCCTTCATTTGGAGAGCAATCAATGGCCTATGTCTTCCAGCCGTACCCGATGCGCGTCACTACTCCGGACGGCAAACGCATTCGTGTTCTCAACGAACGCGAGCATGACCGGCTAAAGGCCGAGTGGGGTCAGACGCCCCCGGCACAGCCGGAACCCGTTTCGGTCGTCGATAACGCGCTACTGGCGCCAGCTACGGCGGTCGAGCAAGACAATGCCGATACGCCCGCTGGGCCGGTTGTCGCTGCCCCCGTGCTTGTTGGCCCCGGCGAGGACTAAGCCATGACCACCGCCGGCGATCTCATTGCCCTTGCATTTCGCGAGGCCGGCGTTGTCGGCGTCGGTCAGACCGCTGGTGCGCAAGACTTCACGGACGCTCTGACCCTGCTTAACGGCATGATGGGTCAATGGCAGCGTCGACGCTGGCTTGTCTATCATCTGGTCGACGTCACCTGTCAGGGCACTGGCGCGCTGTCCTACACCGTCGGAACGGGAGGCGATTTCAACGTCGCCCGCACCGACAAGGTCGAAGCTGCCTTCTTTCGGCAGACCGTTGGGACCGTTCCTAATCAGGTCGACTATCCGCTGGCTCCGATCTGGAGCCGCGAGGAATACAACGACATCGCCTTGAAGTCGCTCAACTCGTTCCCGCAGGTCTATTTCTACGACAGCGGTTGGCCGCTCGGGCATCTCTATGTGTGGCCGCTCCCGTCGGATCAGTACGAGATGCACATTTCGATCAAGGACGTGCTCCAGACCTTCCCTGGCCTGACGACGGCGATCAACCTACCGCCCGAGTATTTTGAGGCGCTGCACTACAACCTTGCGGTCCGTCTGCGCCCGCTCTTCCAGCTTCCGCCTGATGGTTCAATCATTGCGCTCGCCAAGGTAGCGCTGAACACGATCCGCAACGCCAATGCGCAAATTCCCGCGCTCGAAATGCCGAACGATCTGATCCATGGCAGCAACTACAACATCTATTCGGACCAGCAATACTCGTGACCCGCATTCCGCTCATCGGTGGCGCATACGAGTCCCGCAGCGTCATTGCGTCTGCCCAGGAGGCGATCAACCTCTACTCGGAAAGCAACAACTCCGACGCGTCGCCGCCGGCTCCTGCCACGGCTTACCCAACTCCAGGGCTCGCGCTGGAGTCGACGTCACCGTACATCGAGGGGATTCGGACCCTCTATCGCGCGTCCAATGGAGCGCTGTATGCGGTGGTTGGGCCTGACGTCTATTCGATCTCAATCTCGTTCGCATGGACCTTGCTGGGGACGATCCCCGACAACACTACGCCGGTCAGCTTTGCCGACAACGGCATGGCGATTGTTCTGGTTGACGGCACGACGACTGGCTACGCGATCGATATGGACACCGGGGACTTTGGGACCATCACCGATCCATCTTTCCTTGGTGGGATTTCGGCGGCCTACCAGGACACGTTCTTCATCTTCAACAATCCGGGTACGGCGCAGTTCTATATCTCGCTGAGCAACGTGACCTTCGAAATGCTCACCGGGATCACCGGTCGCATCCTGAGCGGATCGATCGCGACCGCGGGCAGCGGTTATACCAATGGCACCTATACGCTGGTGCCATTGACCGGTGGAACCGGCATTGGGGCACAGGCGACGTTCACGGTGTCGGGTACTGGAGTGACGGGCATCGTCCTCACGGCTCCCGGCAGCGGGTATTCAGTCGGCGACGTCCTCGGAGTGAACAACTCCAATCTTGGCGGCGGCGGTTCGGGCTTCGGCTATTCGGTCGAGGACGTGGCGACGGCTTTCGACCCGCTCGACATTGCGGCCAAGAGCACGGCAGACCCGATTGTCGCTCTCGCAACAGTGCATGGCGAACTCTGGTTGATCGGCACGCTCAATACGGAGCCGTGGTACGACGCAGGCGCGGCCGATTTTGCCTATCAGCGCATTCAGGGTGCCTTCGTTGCGCATGGGTGCGCTGCGCCCTATTCAGTGGCCGTGGTCGACAATTCGATGCTGCTGCTCTCGCAGGATTTGCAGGGCCACGGCGTTGTCGTCATGTCGGACGGGTATGCGTTCAAGCAGGTTTCGACCCACGCGATCGAGCAGGACATCCAGACCTATTCGACCGTGGCTGATGCAATCGGGTACTGCCACCAGATCGAAGGCCATCTGTTCTACGTTCTGACCTTCCCGTCTGCCGACAAGACGTGGAGTTATGACATCGCGACGGGCCAATGGCATCGGCGCGCTTCGATCGACGGCAACGGCGTTCTGCATCGCCATCGGTCCAACTGCTACGCCTTTGCCTACGGGCTCAATCTGGTGGGCGACTATCAGAACGGCAATCTCTACTCGTTCAGCAACGAGGTCTTCACCGACAACGGCACGCCGATCCCACGAATTCGACGCTTCCCGCACATGGTCAATGATGGGAACCGGATCAGCTACCGACAGTTTCAGGCCGACATGGCAACCGGCCAGATGACCGGCGGTGAGTCGTCCGACCCGCCGCTGATATCGCTGCGGTGGAGCGACGACAAGGGCTTCAGCTACGGCAACGCCGTAACGCAATCGATGGGAGCCACGGGCCAGTACCTGGCCTCGCCAAACTGGCAGCGTCTCGGCATGGCGCGCGACAGGGTGTTTGAACTGTCATGGTCGACCAATGCGAATACGGCCCTCAACGGCTGCTGGATAAATGTCGTTGAGGCCGCAACCTGATGTCCAGCTCGAACAATGCGGCGATTGTGCCAAGCTCGCAGCAGCCGATCGCTGCGGCCGGCGGGTTGGTTACACCGCCTTGGGTGCGGTTCTTCAATGCGCTCGTAGCAGCAGCTTCGCCAATCGCCAGCGTCGATGTGGGGGCGACGCCATTTTCATATCGCGCAGGGTCGTCGGGGACATTGCTGATTTCTGGCGGCACGGTCTCAGCTGTGAGCCTTACGCGAAGCGGTACGACAGTGTCACTTGGAACGGTTCGATCCGTGCTGATGGCGAACAATGATGTCGTGACGATCAGCTATTCAGTCGTGCCGACCGTCGACTTTATTCCGGCCTGAGAGGTCAGCGTTGCCCTTCGAACCCCTCACGGTCAGCCGGGAATATTCGGCCGAACGCATTAACGTCGTAGTCAACCATCCCGACGTGAGGCCTTGGGTCGGCGGTGAAGGGCGGCTCGACCTGTCGCAGGCTGTTGCCGATCAAAACAACGTTCTGCTCATGGTGGGCGAAGGCGGCGGGTTTCTGCTCGTCCAGCAAGAGCCGGGCATCTATGAAGCGCATTCGCAGTTCGTCCCGTCGCATCGCGGGGAGGGCGTCCTACAGGCTTCCGCTGACGCCTCGCACTACATGTTCACGCGTACCGATTGCGTCGAGATCAGGACAAGAGTTCCCGCCGGCAATGTCGCTGCCGCGGCCCTTGCTCGGCGCATGGGCTGGGAGTTCCAATTCGAACGCGCCAATGCGTGGCAGACGCCCGACGGTCTGAGTGCGGTTCGCTACTACGCCAAGACCATCAACCAATGGGCGAACACGGCGCCGCGCCTCATCGAGACCGGTCAGTGGTTTCATGAAAAACTGGAAGCCGCCAAGATCGCAGCGGGTTCAGCCATGCCGGTCCATGACGATGATGAGGTACATGATCGATATGTCGGGGCAACAGTGGAAATGATCGCGGCCGGACAGGTTGCCAAGGGGCTCGGCTTCTATCGCCGCTGGGCTCCATTCGCCGGCTACGCGCCGATTTTCGTGGCGGCTGAAAACCCGCTGGTGCTCGACATTGGCGATGCTCTGCTCGCCGTTCGTAACTCTGACTTCGAGGTGATTCTGTGCCGGTAGGAGCCACTGTAGGCGCCGCAGCCTTGGGCGCGGCTGGATCGATTGCCGGCGGCTTCCTTCAGAAGTCCGCGACGGACAATGCGACGGCAACGCAAAAACAGATGTATGAGGAAGGTCGCTCCGACCTTGCGCCCTTCCGTACAGCAGGCGCGACCGCGACAAATATGCTGCTCGACAAGCTGCCGGACCTGACCGCGCCGGTTGAGATGGACCAGGCAACGCTGGAGAAGACGCCCGGTTATCAGTTCAATCTTCGGCAAGGCTTGAAGAGCGTCCAGAACGGCGCCGCTGCTCGCGGTCTCGGTCGATCCGGTGCTGCTGCAAAAGGTGCCGCTGGCTTCGCGACGGGACTGGCGGATTCCACCTTTCAGCAGCAGTTCGCCAATGCCGTAACGAACAAGCAGAACGCCTTCAACTTCCTGATGCAGCCGGCGCAACTCGGCTCCAACGCCGCAACCGCATCGGCGGCCAACGCGAACACCGCCGGGGCCAATATCGGCCAGAACATCGTGTCGGGCGGCACGGCTCTTGCGGCCGGCGTCACCGGGGCAGGGAATGTCGCCAGCAACGCCGGCAACACGATCGGCGGCTACAACTACGCCAACCAACTGCTGCGACAGGGCTACGTCCCGGCCGGCATGTATAAGGCAGCGTGATCATGGCCGACATCAATGTCAGTTTCTATCCAAAGGCCGACAACAACGCTCTGCTCTCGACCGCCAGCAACGTGGTCGGGCTCAATCGAGAGGCCCTGGCGGCGCAGCAGCAGCATATGGATTTGGTCAAGGGTCAGGTCGGCTATCTGGTCGACGGCTTCTCGTCCCTTGCCAGCAAAGCCGATCTGTCGCCAGACGATTTCTACCAGTTCGGTCAGCGCGCCGTGCAGGAAGGCATTCTGAGCCCCGATGTCTATGCGGCGGAAGCGGCAAATGTTGCTAAGGTCGGCACCGATCCGAAAGCGTTGCGAGACCTCGCGACGAATTTTGGGCTCCGCGCTCTGGATGCGGGGCAGCGCTTCAGTGCCCAGTTTGGCACGCCGCAAATGCTCGACACCGGGAACCAGCTTGTACCAACCACGGTGAGTCCGCTGACTGGCGCAAACGCCATGGGACCGCCTATCCCCAAAACGCTCAGCCCGTCCGAACTGGCGACCCCGGCAACGATCGGCACAACGCCGCAGGGCCAGCCCATTACCGGCACAACGGGTCAGCTGCTTGAAAAGGCCGGTGTCAATCCGCTTACGGCGCGTCCGGACATGGCGCCGCTGCCCGCTCCAAACGCATTGGTGCCACCGCAGACCAACCCGCAGAGCACGCCGACGGTCAATCCGGCCGCGACGGCTGCCCCGCCACAGGGGGTCGTCACCACGCTGCCCACGGGCCAGCAGGAAGCCTTGAAGCAGATCGGCGAGCAGGCGGGTGCCCAACTGTCGGACGACCTCAAGACCGCCTCGGGCTACCAGGCCGCGATCACGCCGCTGGAAAAGGCTATTCCCGCCTCGAGGCGCTGGGAAGCACAG